TGTAATCTTCACCTGTCTCGAAACTTGTAGCTAACTTTCCAATATGCACATCTGCTGGGTCTAAAACAAGTAGATGGGGGTTTGTTTGCTTTTGTCTTTCGATTGGATGATAAGACGGAGAGTGATTGTCCATCTGCTCAATAATCCTTTTAGATATATCGTTGTATGATATTACATCAGGTCTTACTTTAACAGAGTACTCTTTGGTTTTATCCCAATACTCTTTTACAGATGAGAAGTCTATTCCTCTTTGCTTACAATATTCATAGACTCCGCTATGCCTAACCTTGTTCAGCTCCATTTGTTGTTGCTGGTCAAGAAAACATCGGAACTTAGTTCTTCCTGGTTGAGGTTTTTTTGGTCGAATACCGAGTGCTTTGGCTTCGTCGTCTGTTAGATAAACTCGTTTCTTCATGGTTCCATTGATTTTTTAAGTTGTCGAAGGTCATAAATCAGGGAGTTCACGGTGTTTTTACAGTCTTCAAAATCGCCGTCAAAAACATACTCAAATGCATTATTTAGTTTATCGTGCATTCTATCAAAAGTTGATGTTAAGTATTTCTGGCGAGGTGTTGATTCCATTTTAGTCTTTATCCATGTGGTACAATAGCTTTTTGCCATCTGAAGAATCTATTTTTGATATAGCTCTGTATATAGCTCTTGATTTCTTTTTTACATCTTGCACCTGTGTCTTGGTGGAGTATGACCCTAAGTTTGTATACATATTACAGTCATACTCAAGCAAAGCATCTACTTTTCTTTTGTCAGTCCAGGTCTTATAACCTAGTACCTTTTCTATATAATTTGTTGTTTGTTCCATACTATAAAAACTGCTTTAGGTTTGGTTTGAAATATTCAGAGCCCTTCATGATTTTGCCGTCAGTGCGCCTGAGAACCTTACCATTTTCTAGTTTACTCATATTTGATTTATGCACCTCCTCAAACATATCGAATATAACGGTAGATAGCCCGTGTCTCAATATAATTCCATATAATATATACATCATATCTACAACAGCATCGGCTATCTCTACCATGTCTTCGTCTTCACACGCAACTAAGTATTCGTCAAGCTCCTCAAGCATTAGCCTGTAGTTTAACGAGTACTCATCCTTATGAATTTTAGAAGGTGTTTTCCTTATTGGGATTTCATAAGTTTTATTAAACTCAGAAACCATGTTTAGTTTTCTGTCCTGTATAGTAAGCTCTTTCTCAATATACAAAGTAGCATCCATTAGCTCTTCTTGAAGGTGTTTCAAGAAGTGGTCCTTCATGTTATCAGCAAGGGTGGTATTGTACTTTTCAATACCCTTAATACTCCTGTCCGTGTACTTGTTTTTTACTGATTCTACTATAGAGTCAAACATTTCCTAAACATTGATTTTAGTAAATGTATAAAAAAAAATTTAAATAGTCAAAGTTTTGTTAAATTTTTTCCTTATATTTTCTAAATTACTATGTTTTATAGTGTTTTCTTGAAGAAGATGCACTAACTCATGTATAATTCCATCATCTGCTAAACACTCATCGCTTGGTATTTCTTTTAGCCAACACATATATACAGCGAAGTGTAGTATATCTACTATGTTTTCTAAAAACTCTTCGTTAGTACACCCGCGGTATGTACTAAAAGCATACTGTAATGACTTATGGTCGTAAACAAACTCCCTATTTCCTACTTTGTATATTTCTGGCAAGGATTTCATATAATTCTATTATTTTATTTTGTAATTCTTTTTGTTGTGTCTTCCAATTGTAGATTTCTTCTCCTTGTTTTTTTCTTCCACCGTAATCTACTTCTATCTTAAGATGGTTGAGGTCATATATAATTGGATAAACTTTTATGTTGTTGCGTGTACAAACAACCATTGCATTATCTTCCATTAAAACCTACACTTTTTATTATTCCATCTATCTCCTAAATAATTTAAAAAATTTTTAAGAGAATAAGGCTCTTTTGTATTAACCCACTTGTATCTGTGGTAGTATGCCGTCACACAACAACCATCTAATGGTATGTTTTGGTCTTGTGGATAGGTATCGTCATACTCCACTTTTAAGACAACGCTACGTTTTGTTCTCCATGACGAGCATATTCTTTCAAGTAGAAGTTTTTGACCGATTGGTATTTTGTTTCCACGCTTTTTCACCTCTATCAAGATTAAAATATCATTGTCAAACTCTAAAACAGCATCTATGTCTGATGGATGTATGACGCCATTCTGTACCCCTGTAAAGTCTATTGCTCTTACAACCTCTTTACTGTTTCTAATCAAGCTCATTTACCAAAGATATTGTGACGTTTTCCCACTTTCCACCCTTAATATCATAATCAACTAAGAAGTCTATGCGGTTTTTCCATCGTTTGTTCATTCTATCCTCTACTGTCCAAATTCCATCCATCTCTCCTGCTCCTTCTACACATACTTGCGCTCCAAACACAAAGCCAAGAGGCTCTAAATCTCTTGAAACAGCTATCCATCTATGTGAGCCAGGTGATTGTGAATTAATTTTTTTAAGTGATGCTGTTGTCAAATAATCAGCATTACATTGTTTTGGGTCGGCATGATATATTGTTGCCGTAACCATGATAAAATTTAAAATAAGTGTTTTCATATTTATATATTTATTTGTTCAAATTCTAAATCCAAACTTTTAGTTATTTCGTATGGATTGTTTTTAGTTGATATCCAATTTGTGTTATCCCATATTGGGTTTCCGTCTTTCAGCTCTGAGTATCTACCATTGTTTACATTCCAACAGTAGTCTACATGCGCTTGGTTTTCACCTAGGTTTGCAAACTTTACCTTTAAAACCTTTATTTTTACAGTCGCATTGTCATAATCACGATGAACCAATATACCATGTGGACTCATGTCATAAAACTCTCCTCCGCCTTTTACATCATAAAATGTTGGCTCAATAAGCTTTCCCTTATCGTTTTGAGGTTTAGTTGGATGTGCAACTAGTATACAAACCACATCGTGTTTCTTACAGAATGTATCTACTTTATTTAAGTAGGCATTGGTGTAGTCAGTTATACTTGCGTTGAGGTTGTTTTTATCTCTTATCTTGTTGTAGGGGTCGATAACTAAACATCTGATTCCCATTCTTTTAACCAACTCCTCTCCTTTTTTAAGAACTCTGTCTAGGTCGAACCCATCTTCGTAATCAATAAAAAAGAAGTTTTTGTTTATATGCTCAACACACTCTTTCCAATCTTTCTGTTTTGTGTCCTCATACTTCGGTGTACTGCCATACAACTTACGCACAAGTTTATCGACGTGGAGGTATTGTGGGTAGTTTTCAGTAGAGGCATAAGCTGTTTTCCAACCATACATCATGTTGTATCCTATGGTCATTTGGTCAACAAAATCTGACTTTCCACTCGAAGGAAAACCTGTTACGACTATAAATTGCTTTGTGTATGTTGAAAATACTCCATCAAAACTACTCAAACCAATCTTGTACCCATTTTTTACTCCATTTTTATAAAATTCATCTAGGTCTGAAGCCATATCAGACACTCTAAGCACGTTTTCTATTGGACATGGTATTGCATCAAGCACAACCCTTTTTAAAGCCTCCTTTCCATGCTTTATTAAGTACTCGTTTGCGTCCTTACAATCTTTGAGGTCACATAAAAACACTTTATCTGAGCCAAATCTTCTTATAAGTTCTTTTTTGCCGTTTTCCCCTGCCTCGTCATTATCTACGCAAATGTATATCTGAGTTTTATCTTCAAAGTAGGGATAAAAATCCGTTAGGTAGTCTAGATTTATCTGTCCCTTTGCTGTAAAACCGTTGGGAACGCTTACCACGTAGTCAATACCTGCTTCAACAAATGACATCGCATCTATCTCTCCCTCTACTATAACACACTTTTCTGAGTCTTTTATTGAGTCTATGTTATAGAATGTCTTTTGAGCACCCTTGTATAGCTTAAAATTCTTTTGTGCATCTCGATACTTTACGTTTGTAAGTATTCCATTGACAAAGTAGTTGAACATTATTACGTTCACTTCTTTTCCAACTTGAGGCATAAATTCTACGCCTTGCGTTATGTTCATCTTACTTAACGTCGCATCTGTAATACCCCTGCTCTTAAACCAATCAATTATTTTAATGTGTAAAGAATTTTCTATTTTCTTTACATTTGGCTTTGTATATGTATAGTCAATAGACTTTTCCTTTTCATATGTGTGTAGTTGCAAAACTTCACCGCAATGCTGACAAGTACCTAATCCACGTTCCCAATCAAGCATAAGGCATTTCTGAGATTTTTTCTTTCTACCCTCTGAACAAACAGGGCACGTAGATTTCTTTGCTCTTGTATCTAGCTTGTATATGTTGTAGTCTTTTATATTGTATCCGTTAATTTCCATTGCTAATTATTTGAAATTCAAAACCAGGCTTATCGAAAAAGCTTTTGTCTTTTTCTAGTTCTTCAATAGAACCGCTTTTTATTACTTGTCCTTTCCACTTCCATCTGTATGGACCATTGTCTTTGATTGTAACATTTTTGTTATACTTGAGCCAGTTTACAAAGTGAGACTTGAAGTCTTTGATGTTAAACTTAACCTCGTCTGTCATAATCAGATGATTGTGAAAAGCATTCAGTAGTTTGTCCAACGCATTTTTTGTGAGTTGGTTTTGCATACACACAACCTCAGCCCATGACGAATCAGATAGACATTGTTTTAAAAACATATTATTTTTATTTTCTTGTTTT